ACACAGTGCAGTCGCACCACAAGGACGGGCATGTACACATGAGCGTACACGATGAAGCTGGCAAAGCCCATGAAGAAGGTCGTCAATTGGCAGGAGTGCCTGCGGACGGACAAGCCAAGGATCATGATAGTCCTTATCACCAAGGTAAGGATCAGGCTGGAGCATCCTCAGAAGAGGATGGATTTTCTATGCCGGATTTAGTTTAGTCTAAAGGAGACACCATGGCAATAACACCACCCATTTCACAAGACGGAAAGCAAGTATTTTTACTGGATCAGGTGTCGATTACGGCCTTGGTTATTTCCACGGCACCGTTCGGCAGCACGATTCCCTCGGGACTAGCAATGGTGACCTGTGAAACTGCTTGGTCACCGACGCAGTTTGTTATTCAGGCTAACGACGCCGAAGCCGTTCAGCACTCAAATGATGCCGCGCATCCTGCACTGTCTATCACTGGTAAGAACTATGGTGCAGCGCAAGACCAACTTAGCATTTTAGGTTCGGTCACGAATATTAGTGGCACTGGAGACACCGCGCTCCTGACTGTTACGCTTGCCTCCTCGGGCTTAGTAATTACAGTGCCAGCAGGCGCAGTTCGCAACGCAGCAGCGTATGGCGGGGCGCAGTAAGGAGCCACGATGCCTTGGGACAAAGTGATGGAGAAGTGGAAGTCAGGCAGCTTGAAGAGTGGCGGCGGGGGAAAATCCGTAAAGAGCCAGAAGCAAGCCGTGGCCATTATGCTTTCAGAGAAGCGTGCTGCAGAGGGCGGTAAGGCTGAATACAAGCCGAAGGCGAAAGGGTTAGGGAGAAAACATGGCTAAGATGGTATTCTCCATAATCAAGGAGCCACGCACTGGGTACATGTCGCATCACCCCGGCAGCAGCGAGCACTGCTTCAACTGCACCGCGTTTCGTAAGGAAGAGAGTGGTTGTGCTGGGGAAAAGATGAAAGAATTGTCCAAACTCCCACGGTTACCAAATGGGGACGTGAAAGTACATCCAGTCGCATACTGCAATTTTTTTTCGCCCATCAAGAAGTAAAAGAAATCCTCAGGGGTTGCTCCCTGAGTTAGCGCACGGAGGTGCCTTCAACACCTCCTGCGCGACCTTTGAAGGAGGAAGAAATGCCAGAATATTACAGCTACCTGTACCTAAGAATTGATGGAACACCATACTATGTTGGAAAGGGCACAGGGTACAGAGCATATACGAAGCATTTGTTTGTTCAGGTGCCTGCCAAAGACCGCATAGTAATCTACCCAGCCGCGTCCGAAGACGACGCCTATGAGACAGAGATTGCTTTGATTTGGTACTATGGGAGAAAAGACTTAGGCACAGGATGCTTGCACAACTTAACCGATGGGGGAGAAGGTGGCAAGCCCATGTTAGGTCGTCACCACTCCCTTGCTACAATACAAAAGATGAGTGCTGTGCATACTGCAAACCCCAGCTTAGGATTCAAAGGAAAAGAATGGAAACCAGAGTCCAAAGAAAAGCTAAGCACTGCCGTTAAACTGTGGTGGGAAAACCTTTCACAAGAGTGCTTAGAAGAGCAATTGGAAAACTGCGCTAAAGGCGGAGTGGCGGTGTGGAAGGTAGAAGCCAACCGCCTTAAAAGAGCAGAGAGCATACGGGCTAGGGCTGCTAAGATTACACACTGCCCACACGGCCACGAATACACGGAAGAAAACACTTGGTACAACACCAAGAAAAACGGAAACAAAAGCCGCAGATGTAGAGAATGTGTTTACATCTATAGGAGGGGGAGGAAAAAAGTAAATGGCTACAGGAATGGGACGCAAGAAGAAAAGTAACCTATTAGACCCTCAAGGGCCTGCAGCACCTGCATCGACTCCTTCTACTAATTCTACTTCAATGCCTTCTTGGATGAGCGGTGAAAGCCCCACACCTTCTCCCCGAAAGAAAAAGATGCGCATCGACAGTGGTGGTCAACTGAGTCGCAACTCAATGAGGATGGCTTAGTATGGCCCTAGGATTAGCACGACCAAAGTCAAAACTGCCTAACCCTTCTACGAACTTCAAGTCATCGGGAAAGCAGGATTATCTTGCGGAGGCAATGAATGCCCCATCGCATAAGAAGGACAAATTGCCATGGCAACAGGCTTAGGAAGAACCAAATTGGACCCATCTCCGCAGCAGGCTCCAATGTCTAAGAAGGACCAAAACCCATCGTCTTTCAAACGGGTGATCATGGGAATTCGCAAGGGAAGCAACGCACAGGCTACGGGAAAGCATCCGAGCGGAAAGAACGTGTACTAAATGGCGATTGGGCATAAGCAACATAAGGTTGATTTGGGAAGTAAAGGATCATTCAGTGTGAATAGAGGTGGACTGCATCGCGCACTGGGTGTACCAGAAGGACAGAAGTTGAGCGCCTCTCAGAAGGAACCCAAACCGGGAGACAGCGAACACGTGAAGCGCATGAAAGCATCGGCTAAGGGATTCGCGGCAATGCATCATTAAGTTTGGAAACATCTCACGCCTTGATCAGCGTGGGCTAGGGCGGGTTGCCTGATAGCATCCCCGCCCGACCTTACTATCAGGAGGATGCAATGCCATACAAGACTAAAGAAGAACGACATCAGTACTACTTGGATAACAAAGAAAAGTCCAAGGAACAAACCGCAGCGTGGGGCAAAACTAATCGGGAAAGTAAAAGAGCCAGTTATACGAAGTGGGCCAATGCTAATCCTGAAAAAGTAAAAGCACGTCGCAAAGCTTACTATGAAAATAACAAGGAAGAAGCCCTAGCCTACAGTGCTGCGTATCGTTTAGATAACCCAGAAAAGGTAAAAGAAAACCTTGCTCAGTGGAAAAGAGAAAACCCAGACAAGGTAAGTGCTCTTCAACAGAAGAGACGCACTGCAAAGACTCAGGCAGGCGGTGCCTATATTTCTGCACAATGGATTGCGCTTTGCAACAAATACGATAATAGGTGCCTTTGTTGTGATAAGAAGAGAACGCTAACACCTGATCATGTAGTGCCTGTCTCTAAAGGCGGCACGAGCAATATAGACAATATTCAACCGCTATGCGGTCCCTGCAATTCAAGAAAAGGCACGAAGAGCACTGACTACAGGTAGAACTTAGGAGAGTGTATGGCCGCAGAAGATGTAGTGCCGCAAGATAAAGGTGCAGGAAGCAAACTAGGTGGCCAAGACTCTCAAAATGAAGACCCAAACGAGAGCCCCCTTGGGGTCTACGCGGGTTTTCCATATAGCCCTGAACCGTTTGCACAGTTAAGCGAAGAAGCACGTGGCGCACTTATACAGTTAGATAAAATTGCAACTCAGACAGATGTATATGCAAGACGCCTTGAAGTAGAACAAGCATGGGAAGCTCTGCACTTTGAGCGTGGATACCAACACTTGCTACGCGGTAAGCGTGGCGGATGGGTTTTGCCTAATCAAGGATCAGAGTGGGGAGCGTCTGGTCAGAAGACTAGCAGCACCACCTATGACACAAACGTGTACGGACCCAAAGGCGACATTATCGTTGCCGCGTTGTCACGAGAGGTTCCTAAGGTTGAGTTCTTCCCAGCAAACCCAGATTACGGTCCAGACCAAGTAGCGTCAGAGGAAGCCGATAGGTTCAAAGATATTTGGGCAAGAAACAATAACCTTCATGCACTCCTTGTGGATTGCTCTCGCATGTTCTGGAACGAAGGCCGAGTCCTTATGTGGACTCGCTACGAACTCAACGGACAGAAATATGGATTCGAAGGAGACGTTAAGGCACCTACTGTACCGGAAGACGAGCAAAATCCACCTGATGGCACGCCAACTGGGCAGACTGCTTTGGATGAAGTGCTGGGCCTTGAAACGTCTGAAGAGAAAACCTCAGGCGATGTAGAAGATTTACTAAACGCCGCAGGGTCAGAAAGTGAAGATAAAAAACCTTTAGGTCGGGAAGTCACAACCTGTCACGGAAAACTTGATCACAAGGTTCCGATTGCTATCGATGATTTTCACGACATGCCGTTCGTGCAACTTTCCCTTGACTTGGACGTATCCACAGCACGAGGAATGTTCCCATGGATTGCAGACAAGATTAACCCCGGTACCGATGGAATGTCGGAGACGCAACTTGACCGCATCGCACGTGAAAACGTGAGACAGGCGGTACTCGGTGCGTACGTCACTGGAGACTCGTTGGAACGGCACACCACTGTGAAGTTTACATGGTTCCGTCCCTCTATGTTTTTAGATCAAGGCGTAAGCGATGAAGCTAAAGCAGAGCTGCTGGAAGTGTTCCCCAACGGAGCACTACTTGCACGCGCAGGGGCAGAATTTGCATTTGCTAGAAACGAGAGCATGGATGATCACTTAGTGATCGGGCATCCTCTCCCCGGTAAAGGACAGAACAGACGTACACTAGGTTCCGCACTCATCTCCATTCAGAAGCGTATAAATGACTGGGTGGACTTGCTGGATGATTTCTTCAAACGAACCGTCCCCAAGAAATGGATGAACGCTGAAGCTTTCGATATGGAAGCCGTAAAGAACGAGCCAAACGTCCCCGGTAGCATCGGGCCGTTCCAAGTTCAACCCGGACTGACAACGATGGATCAGTACGTATTTGTAGAGCCGACTCCGCAGCCACAACCTGCGCTGCCCGACTTCATCAAATGGTTCATTACGAACTTGTCGGAGGAAATATCAGGAGCACTACCTTCTTTGTTCGGTGCGGCTACGGGGGAACAAACTGTAGGCAACCCACAGATTCAAAGAGACCAAGCATTGCAACGCATCGGATGTCCATGGAATAACATTCAGGACATGTTTGCTGCGGCTGCAGAACAGGCTGTTCGTTGCGCAGCCGAATGTAGAGATGGCAAGGAAATCAAACAGAACATACCCGGACGTGGCAACTTAACGGTCAACACCGCAAACTTGCTCGCTGGTAAGGTTTTGTGTTATGCTGAATCGAACCCAGCATTTCCCGAATCTTGGCAGCAGAAAGAAGCCAAAATAGAGAACATGATTTCCATGAGTGCGTCTAATCCGTTATTGGCCCAGTGGTTCTTAGGTCCGTCAAACTTGGCGGAAGTAGCCAGCGGTTTGCGCATGAAGAAGTTCAAAGTAGTAGGTGCCACATCGGTCACCAAGCAGCGCAACGAATTTGAGTTGTTGTTGCGTAAAGGTCCGATGGACAATCCGCAGTTCTTGAACATGCAATCCGCTATGCAGAAAGCACAGGCGGGAGTACAGCAAGCGCAAGTGACGGGGCAACAAGTTCCGCCTGAAGCGCAAGCAATGATGGCTCAGGTACAGCAGGCAATACAGGCTACGCCTCCGCAAATCAGTACGATTCAAGTTGCACAAGACGAAAGCGAAAACCACATAGTCGAGGCGAACGAGTGCTTCGAGTGGATGAATGATACCGATGGTCAGAAGTTTAAGAGTGGAACACCCGAGCAGCAAGCAGGGTATGCAAACGTACACCTGCACTGGCAAGCACACGTTGCTATGGCAAAGAAGATCATGGCAGCTAATAAACCACCGGAGAAACCACCTAGTGAGAGCTTTTCGGCTGACGTTTCAAAGATGCCACCGGAAGTTGCTACGCAGATGCTCGCTAAGATGGGCATACAAAGTACCCCCGCTGTATTCCAACAGCAAGCGGACACTGCTCTTCAGCATAAGGTGGCTGGGAAAGCAATTCCCGAAGCCTTGAAGCAACCAAATGAACCAGCAAGACCGAACACACAACCAGCACCTGCACCCGGAGCAGAACAACCCCGTCAACTGAGGAGATAACATGGCTAAGACCCTGGTAGGTTTATTGCAACGCCATGGGGATACAGAGGCCAACGAAGCCAATGTGTTCAGGAGTAGACTTGATCCTCCTCTGAATAACGAGGGAATAAAGCAAGCCGAGGCTGCGGCAAAGAGTATTGCGAAGATGAAGGGGATGAAGATCAAGAAGATCGTATCATCCCCCATGCTTCGCGCTCTGCAAACCGCCGATATAATCAGTGAGGAATTGGGACTAAAAACAGTTCAAGATCGGGGTTTGATATCCTGGAATTTAGGATTCTTGACAGGCATGGACAAGGACAAGTACAAAGATGTTCTGGACTTGTACATTGACAACCCAAAGGTACCAGTACCAGATGGGGAATCCCTGGACGATTTGGAAACTCGCTTGGAAGAATTCATGGATGAAGAACTCAGAACAGAAGGCACTATCTACGTGACCCACAATTCCAACTGTGTGACCATCGAAAACCTTATCAGGGGCAATAAAGATGGAAGACCAGAAAGCGGTGAGAAAAGTGTGGAGCCTGGAGGTACCATTGGAATATACGTGGATGATAACGGGACTTACAGTACCGAAGTTCTGTTTGGAGTCGAAGACAAAGCAGCCTTCGTCTCCTAAGTATCCTGGATGGTGGGAAGATGCATCATTCTTCAGAGACTCAGAATAAACTCAGAAAAGGACTCAAATGGCAGACGCATTAGTTGATTTTGCATCCCTAGATTCAGCAGTGGATGCGCCCGTAGTAGACTCAGCAGTAACTGAACCAGTTGTAGACGCACCCGTTGACGCACCTGTTGTAGATGAACCTGCGGCACCGGAGGCTGGTAAGGAAACCGAAACCCACAACATAGATGGCTCAGAAAAATCTGATGAAGAAAAAGCCACATTCAAGACTGCCGCAGCAAAGGCAGAGTCTGATAAGGCAATTGATACCAAGGCTACACCCGAGAACGTTCGCAAAGGTCTCAAAG